CGACTCGTGGTGGTGTGGGGGCGGGGACCGACGCCCCGGTCGGTCCCCGCCTTCTGGTGCTGGCTGGCGGCGCTGGCCGTGGTCGTGCTGTGCAGCATGGAGTTCCCGCCATAGAGTGCCTCAGCACCCAGCGAGGACAGCATGACCGTCAGCAGCCCGTGGCGTATCCGCAAGCCCCGCCAGCCCAAGAACCTTGTCGCCGCCCTGCAGGCCCGCAAGGCGGCAGCGCAGGCCCTGCCAGCGCCGGCAGTCCCGCCGCCGCCGCCGGCCATCCCGCCGCAGCCCCGGCTGCTGGCGCCGACGCCCAGCCCGCAGGTGGTGCCGCTCAGCTCGCTCGAGGACTTCACCCGGTCGGGCAACCGGATCATCGACGTGCGCGACATCGTCGCCTTCCCCGAGACCCCCGACATCATGGCGACCCGGGACGGCAACGCGATCTCGGCCCTGCGCTTCCTCGACAGCCACGGCACGCCCGTCCTGATGGGCGGCCCCGGGCTGGTCGGCCCGCCCGGTCCGGGCGTCGCCGAGGGCGGCCTGCCGGGACAGATCCTGCTCAAGAAGTCGACGGTCGACTTCGACACGCTGTGGTCGGATGCCGGCCTGGGCACGGTGTCGAGCGTGTCGGTGGCCACGGCCAACGGCTTCAACGGCACGGTAGCGACCCCGACCACGACCCCGGTGATCAGCCTCGGCACGACCGTGACCGGCATGCTGAAGGGCACGGCCGGGACGATCACGGCAGCCATTGCCGGCACCGACTACCTGACGCCGGCCGGCGGCAATGCCCTCTACGCGCCGATCGTCCACACCCACACGGCCAGCCAGATCACCGACTTCGCCGAGGCGACCGACGACCGGGTCTCCGCCCTGATCGTCGGCGGCACCAACATCACCTCGTTCTACAACGACAGCGCCGGCACGCTGACCATCTCGGCGGCGGCCTACCCGACCTCGCTGCCGCCCAGCGGGCCGGCCGGCGGGGCGCTCAGCGGCAACTACCCCAACCCGACGCTGGTCGGCGGGCCGCTCAGCAACTACTTGACGATCTCGGACGCGGCCAACACCTACTTCCCGCAGACCGGCGGCACGCTCACGGCACCCGGTAACCTGACGATACCGACGACCGGGCTGCTCACCGTGCTGCCGACCGCGACGCCGCAGGTCACCACGCGGACCTCGGTGCCGCAGATGCTGGGCACCGACAACTCGAGCAACATCGCCTCGACCTCGTGGGTACGCTCGCTGTTCGCCACCCGCGGCCAGGGTGCGGCGATCTACGCCTACGATCCATCGGGCAACACGGCGGTCGATCCGGGCACCGGCGAGTTCGCCATCTCGAACCTCGTCGTCGTGCCGGCCGATCCCAATGCCAAGCGCATCGCCATCAGCAAGACCGACGCCGACCTGGTGAGCCGCTTCCTCATGCTGTTCCTGCCGGGTGACAGCCTGATCGTCACCAACGAGCTGGTGCCGACCACCCAGTACGCCCGCTACGACATTACCGGCGACCCGATCGACATGGGCACCTGGGTCCAGATGAACGCCGTGTTCATCGGCTCGCAGGGTGCCGCGATCGGGGCCGGGCAGCGGGTCAAGATCACCGGCTACCTCAACACGGCGACCGGCGACGGGCCGATCCTGGGCGTCGCGGCGGGCTACGGCCTGACCGGCGGCGGGGCTTCCGGCAACGTCGAGCTCGATGTCGACTCGGCGGTGATTGCGCCGCTCGCCAGCCCGGTGTTCACCGGCAACCCGACGCTCACGACGGTGCTGGCGGCGGGCGACAACGACCAGAGCCTCGCCACCACCAAGTTCGTCAAGGACCAGGGCTACCTGTCGTCGAGTGCGGCCGATGCCACCTACGTCAACGTGGCCGGCGACACGATGACCGGCCCGCTGACCGGCACGACGGCGAACTTTACAGGACCACTCAGCATTTCCGGCAAGAAGGCTATCGAGTTTTCGGACCCGGAGTATGTGTCGTTTGGTTCAGTGCGCGCCGGTATGACAATCGGAGAAGTGGGTAACAATTACTACAACGCTTCAAATCATTTTCTGCGGTCATCCGATACGACGACGACGTTTGCCACGATTAATGCCAGTGGCACTGCCTTGACCGGCCCGCTGACCGGCACGACGGCGACGTTTAGTGTTCAGGTCGGCGCGGGCGGCGGCGGCACTGGCGCTGCGCTGATTGTTAACGGAGGTGCGAGCAATACCGGCTACATCTCGTTCCATGAGCCTGACGGAACCCGCCGGGGCTATATCGGCTACGGCTCTCCCGGCAACGAGATCACCTACGCCAACGACCGAGGTGGAGCACACGTTTTTGGTGGTGAAGTACGGGGCTCGAAGGCGGCTTTCACCGCCTCGACAACCGAAGCAGGAGTTTTCACGGGACCGGACGGCTCCAATGTCGTGCTGATCAGGGGCGGAAGCAAAGCCGTGCGATTTGCCCCCCAAGCTGGCGGCATGGTGATACAGGGCGTCGACCAGACCGGCGTCACATCGTTCGAGCCGTTGGAGATATACGGCACCTACGTCAACATTTCAGGGCCGATGTCAAATGTCGGCATAGGTAACGTACCGCTCTCCAACGTGAAGCTCTACCTGAAGGGTCAAACAACCAACGCGGACTGGTTGATCTACTGCGTTGATAGTGCCAACACGTTCAAGTTCGCCGTCAGCGACAACGGCGATTTTCATATGCCGGGCCATATATACGGCAAGTCGGCGCAGTTCCCCGGCAACGTCACCAGCACGCTCACCAGCCCGACGCCTCCGGTTTCGCCGCTCGACGGCCAGCTGTGGTTCAACAGCGATGCCAGTACCGGCGGCGGCACGCTCTACATCCGCTATAACGACGGCAACACCAGCCAGTGGGTGCCGGCATCGCCGCCGACCACGGGCACGTCAACCACGCTGCTCGAGGCCCGGATCGCCGAGCTTGAGGCCAGGATCGCGGCACTCGAGGCTGCGTAAGCCTCGGCATGCAGTTGCGTCTGTTCACCCATGGAGGACTTATGTCCCAGATAATGACGCTTCCCATCGAGCAGCTGGTGGTCACCGGCACCAATGCACGCAAGGACCATATCGCCGACAAGGCGATGATCGCCTCGCTGAAGTCGCAGGGCCTGCTCTATCCGCTGCTCGTCGAGTCGCTGGAGGACGGCAAGTACGACGTCGTCGACGGCGGACGCCGGCTGACCTGCATCATCGACGGGCTGGCCAGCGGCGAGCTGCCGGCCGAGAGCTTCCGCAGCGTGCCCTGCATCCTGGGCAACGGCGACGGCCGCAAGCTCGGCCTCGAGCAGAGCCTGCACGCCAACCTGCACATGAGCATGCACCCGCTCGACGAGTGCGAGGCCATCCTCACCCTGTCGAAGATGGGCGAGATGGGCGACGACATCGGCCTGCGCTTCGGCCAGGACGGGAAGTGGGTCGACCAGCGCGTCAAGCTGGCAAACCTCGCCGACGAGGTGAAGGAGCTGTTCCGCAAGGGCGAGATCAGCCTCGCCGCGGCGATGAAGTTCACGCTGGGCGACCACGCCAAACAGAAGGCGTTCCTCAAGGCTCATGCAAAGGACGGCTTCGCCACCCACATGATCGAGCCGGCGATGACCGACAAGTGGGTGAGCTACGAGCACGTCAACTTCGACCTCGACCAGTATGACGGCCCGCAGGAGCGCGACCTGTTCGGCGAGAACATCTGGCTGCTCGACCGCAAGAAGGTGAAGGAACTGCAGGACAAGTGGGCAGCCGAGGAGGTCGCCGCACTGGAGAAGGAAGGCTACGACAAGGTCGAGATCCTCGATCGCGAGGACTGGCAGACCCTGCAGAACACCGTCGAGGTCACCGGCAAGATCGGCAAGGAGGACAGGGCGAGGCTGAAATGCTTCCTCAAGGCCGACCACCACGGCTTCATCACGGTCCACAAGAACCGGATCGGCCGCAAGGCGGTCGATGACAAGGGCAAGATCAAGAAGAAGGTGCACTCGGCCGACGAGACACCGGCTGAGAACGTCAAGCCGCTGCTGTGCACCGAGCTCACCGTCGCCCAGCAGGAGATCGTCAACGCGCTGGCTGCCTCCGACCTCTTCACCCGGATCGAGGAAGGCGACGAGCTGCTGGCCCAGTTCATGGTGATCGAGCGCCACCTCGGCAGCGGCTTCTGGACCGGCAGCTACAGCAGCTACGGCAGCAGCGCGCCCCTGAAGCGCTGGGAGCGGCTCAACAAGGACTACCCGGCCGAGGCGCTGATCCTGTCGAGCGAGGCCGAGGCGATCGCCCAGGCCGAGGTCGGCAAGCTCACCTACGAGGGGTTCTGCGAGATGAAGCCGTCATCGCGCAAGGCGCTGTTCCTCAAGGCCTGTGCCTCGCTGGTCATGGCACCCTACGGCCAGCAGAACCTCAAGGGTCACCTTGCCGAGCTGGGCAGCCGTGACTGGCTGGTGCCCGGCAGCGACTTCTTCAAACGCTATCGGACCGACCAGCTGATCGACTACCGCCGGCGCTCGGGCGACAAGGAGGCGGGCAAGACTGCCAAGCCCAAATCCGCACACGTTGCCGACTGCGTAGTTGCAGCTACCGGGCCCCATGCTTTCAAGCTCAACCTCTACCCGAAGAAGATCCAGACGGAGCCGAAGCGGGAGAAGAAGATGACGGGCGGCGTTCCCGAAGCCTAGCCACCATCTCGAGACGGCGCATGGCGATCTGGACGACGGCGAGCTTGTCGCGCCGCCGCTCGAGGTCGTCATTGGCCATCTTGCACAGCGCACCGGGCGTCGGCAGCTTGTGCCACGTCTCGGTCGACAGGCAGCGCACCATCGACTTGCGCAGCAGGTCGGGGGGATACTGCACCATCACCATGACATAGCCGGCAGCGACGTCAGGCTCGGGTTTCCTGCACCCGATTATTCTCACCACCTGTAAAAGGATAATCTGGGCCTGCACCTCGCTGATCGGCTTGAGGTGATCAAGTATCGCCTCGGCCAGCATCGGAAGCTGGTGGTCCTGCGGGCTTGGCTCGATGTCGAGCAGCCTTGGCACCCTTGAGACGGCGTCGGCGTGTGCGAGCAAGCCTCGCCACAGCACGTTTCTCCCGGGCACGTTCGGCGTTGACGGTGTGAGCTCGTTCAATGTCTGCCCCCTGTGTGATCCAGTAGTGACCGATCAGGACCGCCTCGGCCGGCCCGTCGGCCAGGGGCTCGTCCTTGAGGCCGGGATAGAGCAGGCGGGCGTGGTAGATCGCCGCCGCCTTGTGCGGTCCAAGGTCGAGCGCCTTCTTCCAGACCCGTGGATGCACGACATGGATCGAGGCTAGCGATCGCAAGGACAGCACCAGGCCGTAGTTGAGGAAGCTGGTGGCGGTTGCGACGGAGGACTGACCGGGCATCGGCGTCTGGTACTCGGTGACAACTGCATAGGCTTCATAGGCCATGGCGAGCTTCTTCAGCTCGAGCACGTCGACCTGCTTCCTGGGCTTGCCGGTGAGCGACAGGCTGGTCTTCCACACCGGCAGCGGACCCCATTCCATCAGGCCGCCATCCTCGAACAGGGCGTAGCCGCCCTTCAGGCCGGGATCGATGGCGATCAGCCTCATTGCTTCCTCAGTGCTACCTTCAGCCCGAGGGCGCGTGCCCAGCGGTCGAGGTTGAGCGCGGTCGGGTTGCGCCGGCGGCTCTCCCACTTGGCGACCATGCGCTCGCTGACACCGAGGCGTTCCTCGAGGTCACGCTGGCTCATGCCGAGATGTTCGCGACGCTCGATCAGTTCGCCGATGCGACGGTTGAACGGTTCGGTGGTGGACATTTGTTCCTCTTACGCTACGATAGGGGAGGTGTGCGGAAGTCTCAAGCCTCATCGTAACATTTGTCTTCACACCGGAGTAAGTCATGGCCCTCAGCGAAGAGCAGATCGAGAACAGACGCAAGTATATCGGCGGCAGCGACGCCAAGACGATATTGCAGGGCGACGCCGACGCATGGGCTGTCCTGCGTGCCGAGAAGGTCGACGGCGTGCGCCCGATCTTCCCGCAGGCCCAGCAGCTCCTGATGGACATGGGCTCGGCGATCGAGCCGCTGACCCTGCGCGAGTTCGACAAGAAGGTGCCGCTGATGTTCGAGCCGCCGCCCCACATGGTGTGGAAGGAGGACCCGATCCTCGCCTTCAGCCCGGACGGCATCACCGAGCAGGACAGGCTGGTCGTGCAGTGCAAGTTCCACACAGGCGACCAGAACATCCTCGACCTCGCCGAGACCTACAAGGCCCAGCTGATCCACGAGATGGTGTGCTCCAACACCAGCCGGATGTGGCTCGCCGTGATCTTCGGCCACTACGGGCGCTTCCAGCACATGGAGGTCAAGTTCGACGACGAGCTGGCCGACGTCTACCTGCTGCGCGCCATGCAGTTCAAGGAGTACCTGCGCAGCGGCAGCCTGCCCGCCGGCATGGAGGCCACCGTCGTCCCCGAGCTCAAGGTCGAGCGCAAGCGTGACCATGTGTGGCCGACCGGAGACAACGAGGTCGCGCCGATCTGCCGCGAGATCATCGACAACATGACCCAGGCGACGATCTTCAACGAGTCGCTCGATGCCATCAAGAAGCTGATCAAGCGCAAGGAGTACGCCGACTGCGGCAGCCTCACCTGGAAGGATGCCGAGGGCTATGGCGTCACCTTCAAGGTCGACGGCCGCGGCGCGGTGCGATACCACCTCGCCTTCCCGGCACGGACCAAGAAGGCACGGGTGTGATCGACGCTTTCGCCCTCAGCGACCCACCGACCATGCGCGAGCTCGCCGAGCTCGTCGACACGGTGATCAACTCTGGCCCGGGCGAACGCATGGAGGGCTTCCTGCTGATCAGGTTCCGGCACGGCGAGGTCAACAAGCCTCGCTACATCACGAGCTGCCCGGCAGAGCAGACGAAGTACCTGCTCCGTCTGCTGCTGGCCCAGCTCGAGGGACGCATTACCGGGGAGGAAGGCAATGTCTGACCAGGCTGACCTGTTCTGGAAGGGCTACACCGGCGAGCAGCTGAAGAAGGCGGCGCTCGACAAGTTCGAGCTGCACGAGACTGTCTGGCTATCACGCGCCCGGCTGGCGATGTGCAACCTGCTGTCCGACGGCCAGCGCGAGGTCTCGAGCGACGACGTGTGGCGCTACTGCCCGCCACCAGCCGACGCCCACCCGTCCTGCATGGGCTCGATCTTCAGGCAGCCCTGCTTCATCACCGTCGGCTGGATAGCCTCGACACGACCGAGTGCCCACGCACGGGTAATCCGCACCTACAGACTGAGAGGCGACAATGAGTGACGAGAACCCGCTGGTCGAGATGGAGAAGATCACCGAGAAGAACCTGTGGCTGTGGCGTCTCAACGAGACAACCAGCCCGTCCAACACCAAGCCGGTGTCGTTCGGGCGCAAGTTCACCGCCATCGACCCCTACTACCAGATCAAGCGGGCCACCGAGACCTTCGGCCCGATGGGCCTGGGCTGGGGCTGGGAGCTCGACGAGAGTGTCGTCACCGTCACCCTCAAGGGCGGCGAGGAAGCCTACTTCGCCAAGTGCAAGGTCACCCTGTGGTACGTCTACAACGGCACCCGCGTGGTCTGCGGCCCGGTGATCGGCATGAACCAGCTGGTCGTCTCGGGCAAGCCGGACGACGAGGCCTTCAAGAAGGCAACGACCGACGGCATCACCAAGGCGCTCTCCTATCTCGGCTTCTCGGCCGACATCTTCCTCGGCCTGTACGACGACTCCAAGTACGTCGACAAGCTGCGCCAGCAGGAGAACACCAAGGCCGACGCCACCGGCAGCAAGCTCCCCGAGATCCTCACCAAGGCGATCGCCGAGCTGCCCAAGGCGCGGGACGTCAACGAACTCGGCATCCTGTGGAAGTCGATCCAGACCGACCTCAAGGCGCTCGACACCGCCCAGCTCGACTTCATGAAGGCGCGGTTTGCCAGGCGCAAGAGCCAGCTGGCACCATCCGCAGGACCGGAGCCCGATGGAGTGTCACCGTCATGAACATTGATCCAAATACCCTGAGCGAGAAGCAGATAAAGGAAGCCCTCTCGCTGCACTGCAATCTGATGGGTAGCTATCCCTATTATTATGCCGACGAGATCGCACGTTGGAAGGAGAACCCCGCCTGCCTCAGGGTATTCGAGGATACCAACAGCTTGGGTGAGAAGCGCCTGCGCGCCTACACCCATACGCCGCTTGCGTGAAACGCGGTCGCAAGCGCGAGTACACCCGCCGCTGGTACCGCCAGTCAGGCAAACGGGTCGACCAGACAGGCGCCATCAACGGACGCCTGCTCTGCATGGAATGGCTCGGCGTGTGGCGCGGCAAGCACTGGTGGCGGGCCATCTGCGACTGCGGCAAGGAGATCGAGACGCGCTGGCGCCGGGACATCAAGTCATGCGGCTGCCAGAACAGGGAAGTGCAGAAGGACCACAGCTGGGAAACCCAGCGGCCCGACGGTAGGTGGGGGCTCAATAACGTGAAGAGGCTCAGACTGGCGGACGGCACCTACACGACGATCAAGGAGCTCGCCGCGAAGCTCGGCGTCTCGATCTACACCATGCACAACAGGGTGAACCGCTGGCCGCAGGAACGCTGGCTCGATCCGGTCAGGCCGGTCGGCCGCGGCAACTGGCGGCGCAAGTACCCGGTGCGCCGTCTCACCAGATCATCACCAGAAAAAGCGCCTGAACAAACAGGTGCATCACCGCCAGGATCAGAGCCAGACCCCACGCCGTCTGCGGCCTGACCAGCACAGTCACGATCGCGATCGTGAAGCAGATCAGGACCAGCCAGCGCAGCACACTATGGCGACCCCCACACGCTGAACGTGCCGCCGGCTGCAATCGTCGAAGTCGTGAACCACAGCCGCAGCCCGGTGATCGAATCGACAAAATAGCGTTGGCCCGAGCCCCTGAGATCCAGCCACAGGGTTGCATCGTCCGACAGATAGTTTGACTGCCAGTCGCACGAGTGAACACGGGATGCCCTGATGTTGGGAACCCGGCCGCGGCCACGGATGCCGCTGGTCGTGCCGACCTTGCGGTTGGTCACCGAGACGGCCAACAGGATGGCTGTGTTCACCCCCAGGGTGCTCTGGCCATAGGAGAGTGACGCATTGCTCGTGGGGATCGTGTGGTAGACCGCCGATAGCGCGCCGGTGTAGTGGAGCGCGGTCGTGTCGAGCGCACCAGCCGAGTCGTAAAACTGAAGGGCAAAATCCTGGCTGTTCGTGGTCGGCGTGAGGTCGAAAGAGAACTCAATATCGTTGATGTCGGACGGGATGCCGGTGATGTCGACGCTAGCCACGGCACTCGACACGACCGTGCGCTGCAGCAGCCGGAAGCCGAGCTGCCCCGGATCGCCCGGCGGTCCCTTGATGCCGCTGATCGGGAAGGCACCAAACCAGATGAGCGCATCCGACGGTGTGGGCCCACTGGCGCCCGAGCGTCCAATGATGTCGAAGTAGTCGGTGCCGTTGGCGTCAAGCACCATGTCGAGGTGGGAAAACACGCCGATATTTGCGGCAGTCGCTCCAGCAAAAACTTCCTTGCCGACCACCACGCCGTTCTTGCGCAACTTGATCGCTGCCTGGATCGCCCCCGACGACGAGTACCAGTTGACGCCAGCCCAAATCTTGTAGCGGCCAGCAGGCGGCGTAAAACGACCGTTGGCCGGATTGTACCAATTGCCGCTGTTGCCAGTGAGCACGGTGTTGAAGAGAAGCACCGTGTCAGTCGTGAGAATGCCCAGTGAGCCGCCAGTCGCGAAGAAGTCGCCACCGTTGCCACTGCTCGAGGTCGTCAGCCACAGCGTGCCGTTCCAGATGTAGGAGATGCCGTTGGAGGCGGTGTAGGTCTGGCCCACGGTCGGGCTGTTGGGGAAGTCGATCACGAGAGCACCTCCTGGATGACGATGCCGGAGGCCATGACGCCGCCGAACAGTCGGACGCCGGTCTGGCCGTTGAACGTCGTGGTCCCGTTAGGACAGCCCGCCCTCACCCGAAACGTCCGCGTCGCCGTCGATCCGCTGACTATGGAATGGCTAAACTTGATGGAAACCGTGGCGGCATTGGACGTCACCGTTGCGTGACCCACAGCCAAGGCATTCGCCATTGCGTCCTGGAACAACGCTGCCGTCATGTTGTTGATGTTTCCGTTGCTGCCGAAGAAAGTGACCTGGACAAGCAGCGTGCTCGTCGCGCTCTTGGGCGTGACCGCCAGGCTCATGAACTGGTCGCCCTCGGTAATCTGCGGGATCGTGTCGTCGTAGGGCAGACCCGTCGTGCCGGTCGCCATCGCGCCGGTCTGCATGCTCACCGTCTGGATCACCCCGCCGCCGTTGCCGAGCGGCGTTGCCGGCACCCACTGGTTGCTGGTGCCATCGGCGTAGTAGATGAACAGCTCGCCGCGCACCGAGTTCCACCACAGCTGGCCGTTGCCCGGAGATCCCGGAGGGCTGTCGCCGATCGACAGCAGCGAGGAGCCACCGACCGGCAGCCAGATCGTGCCGCTCCACTTGTAGGTAACGCCGTTGCCGGCGGTGAACAGCTGGCCAACCGTGGGGCTCGCCGGGAAGTCTATGGCTGCCATGTCAGGCTCCTGCGACGAGGTTGGTCCATGCCGTCGCGCCGTCGGTGTTGACGTAGACGCGGGTGGTTGCCGTGGTTGCCGTGGTGTTGGAATAGAGCGCGCCCTTGACCGCAGCGAAGGTCGGCGGGCCTGAGCCCGAGTACACAGGCAGCGGATCGTTGCCGCCAGTGCCGCTGAGCGGCGAGGTCGGTACCCACTGCGTCGAGTTGGCGTCCTGGTAGGACATGTAGAGCTGGCCGCCGCCCGAGACGTCCTCGCTGTAGAACCAGAACTGCCCGGGCGCCGAGACCACCGGCGGAGTGGCCCCGATATAGACCGTTGCGGGTGAGCTGCCGCCACCAGCTCCACTCTCGATGTCGACCAGGTACTTGCTCGAGTGGATCAGGTTGCCGTTATTGTCCCACGCCAGCACCTTGCCGGCGCGGTCGCCGATCACGTCGGCAATGGTGTTGGTGCCATCCTCGGGCACGACCAGCGCACGCTGGTTGAGCGTGCTGAACAGGGTGTCGTTCTCCTGCATCCACACCGTGATCTTGTTGAGCTCGGCGTTGAGCGCGAGGCGGCTGAAGAAGCCCTGCAGCGGGAAGTTGGAGAGCCGCTCGACCGGGGTATCGCGGTAGCGCCGGATCGTGGCGTTGGTGACCGGCAGGACCAGGGTGACGGTGCCGCTCGAGAAGCTGCCGTCCTCGGTCGCCACCCCGACAAGCGTGTAATCGGGGCCACGGACCAGAATGGTCGGCGTCCCGCTGCCGTCGGGCGTCAGGCTGACGATGACATCGTTGTAGGAGAAGAACGGGAAGTCGACCTGGAAGGGTCCACTGCTGGCTACGCTGCCGACATAACTGTCGATTACCGCATCGTTGACCGGGATCGTCTGCTGCATCGTCACTCCCCAGCTTTTGGCTGTCGTTTACGGCCAGGCTTTGGCTCGTCTTGCGGAGGCTTGGGTGGATACCAGCTGCCGTCGCTGATGACACGGTCGAACACCGGATCGAGTACCGGGTGATTGCCGCCCGGCCACAGCTGTCGCCACTCGGCAAAGGTCCGGGCTGTCGGGTGTCCGCTCAGGAACTCGTTGAGCACGCCGCTGGCGCGGAAGCCCTGCCCGACCGCCGGCCCGCCGAACGTGCCGGCGAACTTCGCGCTGTCGTCCCAGTGCGGCTTCTCGGCTCCGAGCAGCGGGCGCACGCCGGCGCGGTGGCCGGTCAGCACCTCGATGGCGCGGTTGGCGTCGGAGAACCAGCCGAGGATCGAGCTGCGGTCGATCGCGTCGGCCAGCACGGCAGTGGGCGGGCGATCGAACGTCGACTTGTCGTACATCAAGCGCGAGCGGATCTCGTTCAGCACCATGGCGAAGCCGACCGAGGCGGCGGCACCGTACCAGAACCTGTTGCCGCCTTCCTGCAAGCCGGAGTACAGGCCGCGCACCATCGAGCCGACAGCGAAGCTCTTGTACTGGCTGACCAGCCCGCCGAGTTCCGTCGACATCCAGTTGGCACGGTCGCCGATGCCCGGTGTCGGCACCGTGCGGTTGACCATCTGGTAGAGCGCGCTGCGGTAGGTGTCGCGGGCAACGTCGTCGGTCCATGCCTCGGTGTTGGCCATGGTGATGCTCTTGAAGTCCTCGCCGTGCTTGCGCAGCTGGATGCCGATGCGGCGGGCCATCGCCTGGTCGATGCCAGCGGCGGCGAAGCGGCCGACATCCTCGAGCGGGATGCCGGTGGCGCTGCTGACCGAGGCCTCGCGGACCTGCAGCTCGAGCTCATAGGAGGTGATCTCGTCACGCAGCGTCTGGGCACGCTCGATCTCGGAGAGTCGCTGGCCCTGCCGCTTGGCCAGCTTCTTCTCGGCCGAAGTACGAAGGCTCACCAGCTCGTCGTCGGACAGCAGGGCGTATGCCTGGTTCAGCCTGCCGCCGGGCTGGGCGGGCGACATGCTCTTGAGGATCTTGTTGATGCGGCCCTGGATGATGACGCCGGCCCACTCCTTGTCGAGCTGGTTGACCGCATTGAGCCCGTTGGCGACGAAGAACCAGCTGTTGGCCTGCGTCAGCCCGTGCTCGAAGGTGCCGCGGCTGGTGAAGACGTCGCCCGAGTCGGCGGCATGCAGGGCACGCACGTTGTTCATCAGCTCCATGGCATCGCCGGCGAGCTCGAGTTCCTGCCGGCTCATGCGCAGGATGGTGCTGCGCTGGTCGCTCATCAGGGTGCGGAAGCCGTAGCCGTACATCGCCTCCAGCCCCTCGGTCATCAGCGGGCGGATCAGGTCGCCCAACGCGGTGACACCCGACATGCCGAGCAGGGTGAGGTTGGAGTACTGCTTGGCCATGCGGATCAGGCGGCTCTGCCAGCGATGCGGATCGGCGGCGGCGCCGTAGGTCCCGTAGATCTTGTCGCGCACTGCCTGTGCGTCGTAGATCGACTGCTTCATCTCGCTCGCCAGGCGCTTGGCCTCCGGCGTCGCCTCGGTCGCGCCGGCGTTGGCTGCAGTGATCAGGTTGCGGTACTCGCGCTCGATCCCGGCGATCTCGTCGGCCAGGTCGGTCGAGCCGAAGCGCTTCATCATCTCGATCTTCGCGCCCATGTCCTTGACGTGGTAGCGGATCAGCGTCTCGGCATCCTGCTCGAGGAACTCCTGAACCAGTGCATTGGGAATGGTGAAGGTGCGAGCCTGTGCCGAGTGGGGAGAGGCTACCGACTGGAATAGCCGGTGGATGTCGGCGCGCTCGTAGACCGGCATCTGCTTCGACAGGATCTCGTGCATCTGCTTGGCGACGCGGGCGGCCTCCTGGATGTCGGTGATGCCGATGCTCTTGCTCATCAGCCAGCCGGTGGTGATGTCCATGAAGCGCTGCTCGCCCTGCTGCAGAGCATAGACGTTCCACAGCCTCGGCCGGAACGAGGGGGCGGTACCGTTCATCGACGGGCCGTACTGGCGGAGCTGGTCGAGCTGCTTGACGGTCTGCTGGTACCTGAACTCGGCGTCCTCCTGGCGGGCCAGCAGGGCTTCCTCGGCGGCACGCTGGCGATCGGCCGGCCAGCGCTCGATGTTGGCCCGCTTGGCGATGTCGTCGGCTTCCCGCTTGACGGCTTCGACCCCGGCCTGGGCGCGGTGCTTGGCCTTCTCGTAGGCCTCGTCGAACACGCCGCTGTCGAGAGCCTCCTGCTTGACCTTGTCGTAGAGCTTGCGCTGCTGCTTGGCTGCCGAGTTGACGTAGGGCGTGGCCCCGTCAGTCAGCAGGTCCTCGTCGAGATTGTCGATCGCCCCGCCGACCCGCAGGCGGAACTGAGACATGCTCATCGGCTTCTCGCCCTTGGCGAACCTGTCCTTCACCATGTTGCCGATCTCGCTGCCGATCCGGTTCCAGTCGGAGCGGCCGGAGAACTGGGCGGAGGTCGGGGCCTGGTTGGCGGGGTCGGTGGACGGGCCGGCGAGGGCCATGCGGTAGGCGGCGTATTCGTCGTGCAGCGAGCGCACGGCGTCGACCATCGGCTTGTTCCAGCGCTGGTGGATCAGCACCTCGACCGGGGCGAGGGCGGCGATGCCCTGCTTGTTGCCGACGGTGATGCGGCCGCCGGTAGACACGAGATCGGCCAGCAGCTTCTGGGCCTCGACCGAGGAGCCCATGAAGGCGCGGGCCACCGGGTCGAGCGGCAGGTGCTCGAGGCCGAGGCCGGTCGGGGCCATGCGGCCCTGCGCCAGCTGGACCTCGGCCTGGTAGACCTGCGACTGCGGGCTGAGTGCCGCACCGACGCTGCCGGGTGCTTCAGGTCCGCCGACGTCGTAACGCTGGTCGAAGTGCCTGATCTGATCCTTGGCATCGAACACAAAGTAGTGGTCGGAGTCGTACTTGGCCGATCCCGGGTCGCGCCGAAAGATCACACCGTCGTGCCCGCCAGCCTTTGCTGCCTTGATAACCGCCGCATAGTCGTCGGTGCCGAGCTTGTGGGCTGCCGTGCCGGTGATCTCGCCGACATTGGCGCTGGTCACCAGCAGCGGGTTGGTCATGCGGACATAGGCTGGCCTGATCTGGGGAGCGCGGCCTTCCTCGAAGCCGTACTCCCAGCCCGAGTAAGTGCCGGCAGCGTCCGGTGTCGAGGCCAGGAAGTGCCCCATTCTGGCATCCCCGGTGCGGGTAGCGCTGCCCCGCATGGCATCGCTGAACTCATCGAAGTACCGACCCGTCCCGTGATAGGCCAGGAAAGGTCCACCACGCATCTCGAACAGCTTGTTCCCCTGGCTGAAGGCCTGGAAGGCGGGGGTCTCGGGCGGTTCCGCGGCCGGCTGGCCAAGCCCGGTCCGCTCGCTGACCGGAGCCTCCCTCGGCATCTCGACCTCGAACTTCTCGTCCAGTCCGCGTTTGCTCCAGTTGCCCTCGAGCTGGCGCAGCGTGGCGCGCTGCTCCTCGGTCAGCGTGCCGGTCGGCATGCTGCCGGTGATGCGGTCGTTCTCGACCGTCAGCCGGATCGTCTGGTTGTCGAGCTCGGGATAGACGGCGAAGAAAGCCTCATGCGGGGTAACGGCGTTCTTGTCGACACCCGAGGGAAGCTGCTTGAGCAGCTCGTACTTCATGCCCCAGACGCGGCCATCGGGAACGATCACGATCTGGCTCTCGCTGCCGGCGACGTAGCTGCCCGGCGTGACCCGTGCCGGGTCCATCTCCTGCACGCCGCGGTTCTTCGACAGGACAGTATGGAAGATGCTGTCGGGCTTCTGCTGCGGAACCGGCGCAGGCTCGAGGTCGGGCACGACGTGGCTGGGCGCTGCCGCCATCTTCTGCTCGGCCGACTTGGCCTGCCTGGCGAGGCTTTCGGGCAGGTAGTAGAGCTCGTGCCGATCGTGGGCGAACCAGCTCACGGCCAGGTTGAGGATGCCGTCCGTGTTGTTGTCGTTGGCCTTCATCGCCGCGACGCTGTCCTTCGGCACGTCGATGTAGGTCACGTCGTCGCCCTGCCCGCGATGCCACTTGGCGACGCTCGGATCGTCCGAGTACCAGCGGGCGTCGGTTGCCATGACCTCGGCCCTGCGCTTGGCGATCTCCTCGGGCGTGCGCTTGCCGATCGTCACCCAGTCCTCCGCCTTGGGCGGCGCGCCGACATGGTAAAGCCTCGTCATGCCGGCCGGGACAGCGGGCATCTGGAGGAGCTGCGAGCTCGGGTGCCAGCGCTGGTCGTGGTAGCGGACGTTGTCGGTCGAGAACACGGCGTAGATGCTGTCGCGGCCATTGCCGCCGTCGAAGGTGTCCTGGAAGACCACGCCGTCGTGGCCGAGCGCCTTGGCCTTGTCGAGCTCTATGGAATAGCGGATGGCACGCCGGCCGCCGGTCGGCACGGTGATCTCCTCGTGCCCCACGGCATCCGGCCTGGGGGCGTACTCGGCATACTCCTCGGCGTAGGAGCTGAGGTGGTGGTTGCGCCGCCACCACATCTGCTCCTCGGGGTTCATGTCCTTGATGGCATCGGCGACCTTGAGGTTCTGGATCGAGACCTCGTTCGAGTCGTACCAGCGGCCATTGTAGAGCCACTGGCTGTTGCCATCGACGTCGACGATGTGATTGGCGCCCTTGCCCAGCCAGTGCGCGGCGTCGGTGCCGCCCTGCAGGGTGATGCGGTCGCTGTCCCTGACGATGTAGGGGTTCTCCATGCGGATGTAGGTCGGCCTGATCTGCCCGCCCGGCGGGGCGACGTCGACCTGCGTCATCACCTTCCTGACGTTCTCGCCGAACAGCGACTTCTTGAGCCAGCTGGTGGGAGCGTTCTTGTCGACCCACACGGTCTCCTGCCGGTGGCCGGCGTAGCCGGTGCTGGCGGTCTCCGGGTTGCCGGCGAAGAAGTGCGCCTTGTAGGCAGAGGGCGCCCCGGTGGTGGCGCCCAGCATGGCGTCGCTCATGATGTCGTAGGTCGTGGTCGTGCCGTGGTAGACCTGGAAGACCTGTCCCGGCACGCCGCCCGGCGGCACCAGCTTGTTGGTCGACCACCATGCCCGGAAGTCTGCCCGCTCGCGTGGCAGGTGAACGTAGGCCGGATCGGTCATGACCTCGAGCTGGCGGGTCAGCCCGTAGCTGGTGGCCAGCGATCCCTTGTCGAACGCCCCGCCGTTGGACGGGCCGTTGTCGAGCTCGGTCACCACGTCGGGCGCCTTGCGCTTGCCCAGGCTCAGGAACTCGGAGGGCCGGATGCCCTTGGGGATCTTCAGGCCCATGCTCTCGATGCCGCGCCGCAGGGTCTCTTCCTCGGCGTCGGTCAGGGTCTCCGAGCGGGCGATCTTCTTCCGGGTGCGGTCGGGAATGTCGTACTCGACGCGCTCCATGCGCCGCGTCAGGTCGTCGTGCTTGCTGACCATGAAGACGCGCTGGGCCGGGTCGGGCGGCACGATCGGGCCGACGAAGTCGGGGTCGACCCAGCGGGCGCCCGACGGCTTGGTGCCCGACAGGAAGTTCTCCGACATCACCTCGCGGATCAGGCCGCGGTTGGAGAACCGGCCGAAGCTGCCCATCAGCAGGCCGATCGAGCCCGACAAAGCCATGGTGACGGCAAGCTCGGAGCCCAGCCCGTCGACCGTGGCGGTCGGATCGACCGAGGCTTCCATGGAGCGTTCGGCGACCAGCATTGCCCCGGCAACGCCTGCCGTGCGCAGGCCGTCGGCAATGCCGCCGTAGATCGGGTTGCGGCTGGCGAAGGCAGCCAGCTCGTCGCCGGTCAGCAGGCCCATGCGGGCACGGCCCGCCAGCCGGGCGGCACGGACGCCGAGCGTGGTCGGCAGGTAGGTCAGCGGGTCGCCCAGCAGGCCGCCACCGAACTCGGCAATGTCGGCACCGACGCCCATGCGGTTGATGACGTCCGACTCGCGTTCCTTCTCGCGCTTGCGCTGCATGATCCAGCGGCTCTGGGCGTTCGACTGGCTGCCGGCGAACAGCTCGGGGATCTGGCGCTGCAGCCCGGCGTTCTTGATGTCGGGGTCTTTCCACGGGTCGTAGGTCGGGTCGTTCTCCCAGCCGCCGGCCGCCCGGATGGCGCTCCACCGGCGCAGCGCACCGAACGGGCTCTCGCCCAGGCCATGCTGGAGGGCGCGCCACAGGTCGGTGTCGAGCGGGGCCACCTTGTAGTCCTCGATCGGCACGGTGCCCTCGGTGGGCGGCACGATCGGCGGCGAGGTCCGCATGGCGTGGCGCGCCATCATGGCGCTGATCGCAGTCGGGCCGTAGTCGTTGAGCTCGCGCTGGTAGTCGGTCAGCCCGTAGTCCTTCATGGCCTCGGTCATCCACTTCTGGACCACCGGATGGCTCGAGGTCAGGGCCCGCCCGGTAGCGACGCTGGGCAGCGTCGACAGGTCGTACTGCGGGGTCAGCACGCGGCTGCCGTACTCCTGCGGCGTCGGCGCGCCGATCGGCGGGACGGTCGGGATCAGGGGCTGGGGAAGAGGCTCGTCCGGCATCAGCGGCTACCGGGTGTCGGCGTATAGGGTGAGGTGGCCGGCGGCGGCGGCATGTTGGGCCGGGTCTGCAGCGGCTGGGGCTGCGGGACGGGCGAGCGTGGCAGGGCGCCCATCGGGCCGCGGTCGGTCGCCATGTCACGCGGGTCTGCCCAGTTGCCGAGGTCCCAGTACATCGTGCCGTAGCGCCGGACGGTCTCCTCGCTGAGGGCATCCTTGAGGCGACGCTGCTCGAGGAACTCCTCGTCCTGGCTGGTCCGGCGGGCCGGCCGGCCGTTCAGCATGTCGCTGATGTCATTGTGGAACTGCACATAGTCCCGCTGCCAGCCCGTGGTCGGGCCAAGGCCCATGGCGATTCCCTGGGTCTTGTTCTCGGTGATGCTCTTCTTGAGCGGCTGCATCAGCAGGTTGGTGACGCCGGTGGCGAAGTGGGCGATCTCGGAGGCGTTCGGGTTGACTGTCCGCGGGTCGATGCCGCTCCAGTTCCGGCGCATCTCGTCGCTCACCTGACGGGTGATGGCGAGCGCGGTATCGCTGATCCTGACGTCGTCCTTGCCAAGTTCCATCAGCTTGATCGGCACGCCCGAGGTGTCGCGGGCGGTTGCCATCCACGACTTCAGCTTGCCACCCTCCATCACCGGCTGGACATTGATCGTGTTGGCGACGACCGGCGAGATCAGGTTCTTCCTGCCGGTCGACATCATCTCGTGCTGGTAGATGCCGTACATGATCGACTGCATGACCGGCTCGGTGACGGTGCCGCCGGTCACGCCCATCGACTGCCCGAGGTAGGTGCTGAACGTCTTGGGGCCGATGATCGCCTTCTTGCCGTCGGGCGACTTGACCATCTCGACCTCGCCGCGGTTGAGCAGCTCGGCGGCGACCTGGCGCACGGCGTAGTCGTGCGGTGTCTCGTCGACAACCTGCCCCTTGATCTCGTGGCCCTTGCGGGCAAGGAAGATGGTGGCGTCCTCGTTGAGCCTCTGGCGTATCGTCTCGTCGATCTCGACCGACTCGATGTTCTGTCCGAACAGGGTCTGCGGGCGGGCCTTGTCTCCGGCAAAGAAGGCCGAGGCGACCCTCTGCTGCTCGGTCTGGCCGAACAGCGGGGTCAGGCTGAGCTCGTTGTACGCCTTGTTGCCGCGGGCGAGCGGCGTGCCGGCCCAGGCATTGGCCGGCAGGTCCTTGACGAACTTGCTGACCGCGGCGTCCATGTTCTTGGCGTGGTCGTTGTTGTTGGCGCCGAGCGCTGCCGTGATCGAGGTCTTGGGATCGCTCTCGCGGTTGAGCGTGTAGGCGTCCTCGGCGTTGCGCCTGATGACGTTGCTGAGATAGACCGAGGCGTCCTTGCCGATCATGGCACCGACTGCGGCCTGCGATTCCTTGACGGTCATGCCGCGCTGCTGCAGCCGTCCGGTCAGGTGGGCGAAGGCGGCGACGTGGCCTGCCATGCCTTCCTCGCTCGGCGTCAGCTTCATGCTCTCGAAAGCCTGCTTGGTCTTGCTGTCGACGATCAGGGTCTGGTCGAAGTGGGCGGTGACGTCCTGGAGGTCGCTCTGGTTGGAGAAGTCGGGCGTGGCATTGCCGCTGCGCAGCTGGAGCGGCTTGAGCGCCAGGATGGCCGCCTTCTGGGTCTCGGTCGTCGGGATGCCCTGGGCGATGTTGTTCATGCCGTCGTTGTAGTGCTGGGCCTCGACCCGCTTCTTCTCGAACGCCTGCTCGGCGGTCTTCTTGAAGTCGCCGGCCTCCTGCATGTTCCACATCGCGCCGGGGAAGTTGCCGACCCGGTTGCGCCCGATCGCGTTGTCGAGGATCTGCCCGGCGACAGCGCCGCTCATGTTCCCTGACAGGGCCTGCGCCTGGTAGTGCGCCTTGAGCGGAGCCTCGTTGCGCAGCGCTGCCTCGTCGTAGGTCTGCTGGGCGTAGGCGCGCTGGCCCGAGTTCATCATGCGCATCGCCTCGGGGCTGTCGAGGATGCGGCCGCTCTCCTCGGCCGCCCGGGTGCGCTGCTCGATCGTGATGCTGGGGTCGAGGCTGGTGACCGTGCGGCGCAGCCCGGTCAGGCGGTTGTCGACGTTCTCGGCATAGACGGCACGGCCGACCGCACCGGCCTGCACGGCGTAGGCACCCAGCGTCAGGGCGACGTTGTCGTTCAGCCTCGTATTGGTCAGGTAGTCCATGCCGCGCTGCTCGAGGGCAATGCTGCGCTTCTCGATCTCGATGGGGTCCTGGTGCGGATCGTTGCGCATCATCCGCAGCCTCTCGCGCTCGAGCGATATGTCGCGCTGCTCGCCCTGGGCGTAGTATTGCTGCTTCTGCTGGTTGGCCTGCGAGGCGAGCTGGCTCTGCTGCTGGGCATAGCCGACCGCCTTGAACAGCCGCTCCTCGGCTTCCTTCTCGCGGCCCGGGAAGTTCTTGGCTGTCCTGACGATGCGATCGTTGAGCGCGGCGTTGGCAGCGAAGTCGTAGTTGCCCTTGTCGTCGAGAAAGCGGGCATCCTGGCGGATTTCCGCAGTGACCCGCGACATCGCGCCTTCGAAGACGAGGTCGCTGCGCAGCTTGCCGATCTGGGCGTCGCCCGCACCGGCCGCACGATAGAGCCTCTCGACCTGCTGCCACTTGCCGAGCAGGACGGAGTTGTTGGCGAACTCTGCCTCGAGCTTGGCCTTGCGCTGCTCCTCGTTGTCGCTGCTGCTGGGAGCGAAGACCTTGGCCGACCTGCCGATCTCGTCGGCCAGGATCTTGTAGTGGCGCTCGGCGTAGTCGGTGTTGACCCGGTTCTGCTCGCTCTGGACGTTGACGGCAATCTGGCTGTTGGCCTGCGACTGCATCTGCTCGAAGCGCAGGTCGAGGAACGGCTTGAAGCGCTCGTCGAGGCCGGTGACGAGGGCCTGCCGGGCGACCGTCACCTCGGCATTGAAGGCCTCGCTGTTGGTCGGGTACTTGGCGCGGGCCACCGTGACGGCAGCATTGAAGTCGTCTTCGGCCGAGCTCTTGTACTGGGCCTCGTAGACATTGCGGTAGCGCTCGGCATAGGCCCGGGTCGATATGCCGGGCGGGTAGAAGCTCGACGGCGGGATGAGCTTTCTGTTGCCGTCGCGCAGCACGATGCCGGCAGCGTCCTTGGTGGCATTCTCCTCGGCCAGCTTGTTGTACTCGACCAGCAGGCGGTCGAAGCCGGCCGAGGCAGTGTTGATCGCCTGGCCGTAGAGCTGGCTGCTGCGGTTGGCCTGCTGGGCGGCGTCCTGCTGGGCGGCTCCGCCGAGCCGGGCAGCGCCGCCGGCGCCGGCCTCGAACACGTCAGTCTGCAGCGGGGCTTCCTGCTGGGTCGGCTGGAGGACCGTCCTGGTGGTGTCGAACTGGGCGGCCATTACGGACCGCCGAGGACGTTGGGATCTTTGCCGCCGCCCTTGCCGCCGCCCTTGCCACCATCGTCGTACATCAGTCCAACCTGGAACAGCTTGCCGCCGCCGGCCAGCAGGGCCGAGGTCATGGCCTCGCTGCCGCGGGCCCGGACGTCCTCGGCCTGCAGGTCGAGCGAGCGCTGCTTGCCCTCGGCTGCGGTGTCGCCGAAGATCGAGCGCAGCTTCTCGCCCATCGCCTGCAGCTCGAAGTTGCTCTTGCGGAAGGAGAGCTGCCGCTTGGCGCTCTCGCCCATCATCTTGATGTTCTCGATGTCTGCCTCGCCGGCCTCGAGGTTGCCGCGGTCGATCGCCGCCAGCGAGTCCTGCCCGGTAGCAATGCCGCCGCGGGCCACCATGTCGATCAGGTTGGCCTGGCCGAGGCGGGTCATTTCCTGCCGTCGTGCCAGCTCGCGCTGGCGGGCCTGTATGCCGACCTCGGCTGCGGTGACGTCGGTCTGGGCGGCCTGCAGGTTGGCGGCACCGACCCGGACCTCGCTGCCCATGCTGGCGAGGTTGGCTTCGATGGCGGCCTGGCGCTTGGCCTCGCCGATGCTGGCGCCGGCGCGGCCTGCCGCGGCGCCTGCGGCACTCGCCTGTGCGGCAGTCTGGGCCACGGTCATGGCGGCCATGCCGGCCATCATGGCGATCTGGAAGCTCATACCTCGACCTCGGTCTGGATCGTCGTGAGGTTGAAGGGCAGCGGCAGCGGCGCGGTGATGACAGGTGCGTCGTCGGCGCTGACCCCGAGCAGCCACGCCTTGAACTTGCCGGTGTAGCGGTCGGGCGCGACGCCGGGGTCCTCGGTGGCGTTCGAGGTCGGCAGCTCGTTGCCGTTGACGCGGGCGCTCAGCGTCTCGACCAGTGCCAGCGTCACCGACACGTTGCGCTTGGGCAGGCCCCAGCTCACGCCGTCGGGCAGCTGGACTTCCTGGACCAGCGGCTGGATCAGCGGCGTGAAGGAGTGGCCGATCTCGATCTCCCTGATCGGCGTGTCGACGGTGATCATGCCGCCGCTGTCGACCGTGTACTGCCCGAGGTAGAGGTCGCCCGAGCAGGCATCGACGGTGTGGCTGATGTGGTTGGGGAATGGCCCCCAGCTGGTGGTCGGGCTGCCGGCGGCGAGCTTGCTGGCGTAGTCCATGCGGTAGTTGCGGTCGAACACCTGCAGGTAGCGCTCGGGCGCGCCGTGGTGCTGGACGACCGCCCAGATCTCGCGCTCGACCACGCCGATCGACTTGTAGAGGCCGTTGGTCGTCCACAGCATCCAGCCGCCGACATTCTCGCGCCGCACCTTGCTCAGGACGGCGAGGCTGCCGTCGCCGTTGGTCACCACGGCGAGCGCCTCCTGCGCGGTCTCGGTCTCGATGGCGACGTCGAGCTCGATCGGCTCGCGGATATAGTCCTTGGCCATGAAGGTCAGCGCGTCGGACGAGTAGGACTGCTGGATGTCGTCGTAGACGAACTCGCGGATGGCGTTGGCGGTCCGGCTGATGAAGATCGAGGTCTGGTCGAAGCGCTTGGCGTCGGCGTTGGCGATGCCATAGGCGCTCTGCTGGCGCAGCGAGAAGTTGGCCGGGGTCAGCGCGCCGTTCTGCGGGCTTGGCGCATAGAACTCGCCGTCGGCGGTGTAGAGCTGGAGGTGGCGGAACGAGACCATGCGCTTGATCTCGGCGACGCGGTCCTGGGCTGCGATGAACTTGATGCCGTCGGTCGGCTGGCCGGTGCCGAGCCAGAAGTTCAGCGGGTCGTAGGTCGTCGATCCCCACACCGTGTTGGGCGTGTCGCGGCCGCCGCCGATGAACAGGCGCTGCTCGTGCAGGGTGGCGCAGCGGGCATAGCCGTGGGCGGCCGAGAACGCCTGCTCCTGCCAGTCGACCGTGGGATTGGTGTTGGGCAGCACGCCGTTGCAGTTGACCGTGACCTGGCCGGCGTTGAGGTAGGCGGTGACGTAGCACTGGACCTGATAGACCAGCATCCAGGTCCCGACGTGGGCAGGCGTGAAGGCAGCGACATTGCTGGTCAGCGTGATCGAGCCCGGGCCGACGGCCGACGGGGTGACCTGCGAGTTGCCGGTGAAGAACTTCTGCATCGGCATGCGCGGCATGACGCCGGTGCCGGTGTCGAGGAAGCCCCACTGGATGGTGCCGATCGAGAAGGTGGTGGACGAGGTGCGGACGATCTGGCGGGTCTCGAAATCCTTGTGGAACACGAACATGGTGTCGAACGACTGGACGACGACGATCTCGCGGTTGGCGACCATGCCGGCGGTCCATGGCTGGCCGCCGTGCTCCTGCACGAGCTGGCGGGTCACCCGGTCGTAGAAGCGCACGCCGCCGGCGAAGAACAGGCAGACGTAGCTCTGGTTCTGCGAGAAGGTGAAAGCCTCGATCAGGTAGTCGGTGTTGTCATTCAGGCGGGCCAGCAGGGCCATGCCGTGCCGCCGGGTGGCGCCGCCCTGCGGCTTGATCGAGACGTTCTCGGCGCGGCGCACCGAGTTGCGCCAGACCTGGAGGTCGAGGCGATCCTTGGCGTCGCTCGAGATCGCCCCGCCGGTCAGGTTGGTCTGCAGGGTACGCAGCATCTAGTTCACCGGGCCGGGCATGATGCGGTTGGTCAGGAAGCGGCGCTGGCGCATCTTCTTGGGCGTCACCGACTGGGCATCGCGGTTGCGAGCGCGCACCAGCTGGAGCTCGTAGGAGCCTTCCATCGACTTGATCTGGTTGGAGTTGCGGGTCACCGCGGCGGCCAGCATGGCGGCCAGCCGGAAGATCGCGCACATCTTGAAGGAGGGCGGCCAGTAGGCTTCGGCGACCCGGAAGCTGTACTCGGCGACCAGGCCCTCGTTGCCGTCGACATTGGCGTAGATGCGGTCGCCCATGACCTCGTACTTCACCACGTTGTCGCCCGAGCGGCAGGTGTGGATGTAGAACGGCGTGCCGTGCTCGAACGACGGGATGTGGAAGGCGGTCTCGTAGCGGTCGAGCGGCGGGTCGGGGTCGACCTCGAGGAGCTGCTGGCCGGTGCAGAACTTCCAGCGATGGGCTTCCGAGAGGTCGGAGACCATCATCTCGTAGAGCGCCGAGCAGGCGACGACCTCGTCGCGTCCGATCTCGGAGAATGACTGGAGCGGGCGCATGCCCAGCAGGACCATGGCGGCGGAGGCTACTTCCTCCGGTGTCTGCGGCAGCGGCAGATGCGACATGCTTCACCTCGCAAAGAGGGGCGACCCGACAACCGGGCCGCCCAGTCCCCTCGCTGCTAAGTGTACGTCGCGCTCTTGGCCATGGTGACGGTCGTGCTGTTGGACAGCAGGATCGAGCCGTCGAAGTGGGCTTCGGCGCCGCCGACGACGGCGCGGACGTGGATGAAGTCGCCGGGCACGAGGTCGGCGTACATCGGCAGGAAGTAGTTGGCGGCCTGGATGGTCGCCACTGCATCGGTGGACGAGTAGGTCCAGTACTTGCCGGCACCGCTGGTGCCGACGAGGTGCATGTTGGTTCGAACGAGAGCCATGTGTGTTTCTCCTAGACCTTGAGGCTCGACTTGACGATGCCGTTGCCGTCGATGACGCAGGCGTTCATCTGCATCTTGTTGAGCGCCCACCATGCCGCACGGGTGCCTTCGTAGGTGATGCTCGAGTTGACGTCCTGGCCCACGGCGTGGCCGATCGCCGAGCGGTGGAAGACGAAGTTGGTGGTGTTGGTGGCGCGGGCGTAGCCCGACCACGGCATCCACATGATCGACATCCAGCGCTTGGCCTGGGTGCCCCGCGGGAACGGCAGGTCGGCCTCGCCGACATACTGGCTGTTGGAGAACTGCTGCAGGCCGAGCAGGCGGCCCCACTGTTCCCAGCCGATGATGCCGTAGCGTTCGCCGTCGTCGGGCACCTCGGCATTGCCCATCTTGATCATGACGTCGGTCGCCCAGGCGAGCGTGGCGCCGTTGGTCACCTCGTCGGAGGTGAGCAGGGCGTCGGTCGTCATGACGTTGATGATCTGGTCGTCGGTCTTGCGGCCGAGCGCGTAGGCACCGGCGTTCATCGAGGCCTGCATCTCGTCGTGGTTGATGCGCAGCTCGTCGAGCTCGTCGATGAAGTCGCCGGCGTACCAGTCTTCAACGACCACGCTGACCTTGGTGTGGGCGTTGTTCATCGGCGGGATGACGCCGTGGCGCGCCTTCTGGGTGGCGTTGCCCGTTCCATACTTCTGGAACGTCGTCTTGTTCTTCACGCCGGAGCGCGAACGCACGCAGGCGCGGAAGATCGAGCCCTTGCGCTGGTAGGCTTCGTGCACGCCGGCTTCGAACTCTTCGACGAAGGCGACGTCAATTGTCGGGGTTGGCATTGGGAACCGTCCTGATCAGGGAATTGATCGGTCGACGGTTGCTCCCCAGTACGCGGGCGGGTGCGAGTTGTTCCCGGAGGGCTCGTAAGAGGCTTGTGGGGCCGTGGCCTGGAGGTCTTTCTACCTCCCGGCACCGTTCTTTGACAAGGCGCGATAGCCGGCGCGCACGCGGGCGACGAAGGAGGGATCGACTCGGCCCTTCTCGCCGGTGTAGCGCGGGTCGCTCTGCATCTTCTTGAGCTCGTCGCGGCCCAGCGTTTCCCGCGGGATCGCCGTGGTGTCGTCGGTGATCTTCGGATGCCCCGCCAGCTCCATGATCTCCTCGATCGCGGTGATCAGGCCGGCGGTTGCCGGCATGGTGGCGAAGGTCGAGTAGGTCTGCTCCGAGACGTTGCCCTTGAGGAAGCCGTCGACCCGGGCGTGGCGAGCGTCGGCGTTGGGCCCGAGCTTCTCGGCCTCGGCGCTCCACTTCGGCAGGGCGGCGATCTGGCGGGCGACGTAGCCCCGGACGTTCTCGTCGAACTGCTTCTGGGTCCACTGGTTGGCGTGGGCGACCTCGCGGACGTAATCCAGCATCGGGTCGTTGGTGATCATCTGGATCTGGCGGTCGCCGAGGACGAACTTCTCCTCGACCTTGTAGTCGGCCGGGGTTGCCGGAGCGGCGCGGGTGCGCTCGTCCATGTAGCTGCGTTCGACCTCGGCGCGGACCTCCGAGTGCTTGCGCATCAGGGCGGAGTCGGCCTCCTTGTAGCTCTTGGTGAGCTTGGCGAAGTCGGGCCGGCCGGCCTTGTCTAAAAACTTGTCGGGGACGCCGAGCGGGTTCAGCCGTGCCCGTTCGGCAGCGGCGTCCTTTTGGCCTCTGGTGTGCTCGTCGCCGGCGTCGGTGTCGGTCTCGCCTGCAGTACGGTCAGGGCCTCCACTGCCTTGGCTGCCCTCCGCAGCTCGGCCAGTGCCCGGGCCGCCTGCTGGACTGCCCGGGTTGCCGCGAGGGTCCGCTGCTGCAGCGCTGCCACCATCCGCTCCCGGTCCTGCGGTGCCAGTATTGCCAGTGTCCTGCGCGCCATCGCTGCCTCCCGTGTCGCTCATGTCAGGGCTCCTGGGTCCGGCCGGGGGTGCGGCTGCGCAGGCTGCCGCCAAGCGTCTTGGTGTCGACGATGGTGTAGTTGTAGGGGACGATCGCCGACAGGCCGCCGGTCGGCGGCCGCCGCACGGCGCCGAACTTGGTGCCGGCCTGGGGCGAGGCGTAGGGCAGGGTGATGTGGTTGCCGGCGCGGCCTTCCATCTCGTGGTAGCCCGGGCGGCTCACCTTGTGGGCGCCGCCCATGTCGGTCATCTGGCCGCCGGCCATTGCGGTTCCGTCTTTCATGGCTCGTTTCCTTTCGCGGTTCGCTGGACAAGCAGGCCGACCAGCCAGCGCTGGCCTTCCTTGTGCATCAGGGCATTGGGCTCGACTTTCTCATCGAAAGCCACGTTCATGGTCAGGTTGCGCAGGTAGGCGAGCAGGCGCTGTCCGTCGGGCGTGCCCAGCACCTTGGCGCACAGCAGGTTGATGTCCTCGTCGGTCGAGCCGGTGTAGATGCGGCCGTCGGCTGCCTTGCGGGCATTGTTGACGCTCGGCAGCTCGCGGTGCGGCATGCGCGGCTTGTAGGCGGCATCGCTCACCCGGCTGCCCGCATGATGTCGGACTGCATCTGGGCCGCGCCCTCAGGGCCGGCCGGGCTGGTCGCCTGTGCCGCCTGCATGCCGGCCTGGGCCTGTGCCATCTGCGCCTTGATCTCCTCGTCGCTGCGGATCAGCGACATCGGCACGCCGTTGCGCTTGGCGAGGTAGGGGATGGTGGTCTCGCGCTTGAGCGTCATGCCGGCGGTGTTGGGACCGAACAGGCCGTCCATCTGGGCGCCCCACTGCATCAGCTCGTTGAGCTCGATCTGGTCCTGTCCGCGCAGCAGGGGCGAGCGGA